TTCTGTATCTATTGAAGCAGCCGACGCAACAGACAAAGTAGCTGGAACTTTCCCCGGACAGCATGCAGTTATTTCAGCAGTCGATGTTAGTGGTAGTACTGATAAGATAACTACAAGTACTGCTCATGGGTTTACTACAGGAGACGAGGTTAGAATTTCTGGTATCACAGGCTCTGCAGGAACAGCAGTTGATTTGAATGGTACACATTTTGTAAATGTTACTTCTACAACTCAACTTAAACTGTATAATACTGAAGCTAATGCAAAAACAGGAGGTGGAACAGGGTTAACAGATCTTGATGCACTAAATGCTGGCGCCACACTAACTTCGAGTGTAATAGCAAATGGTAAGTATAGTCTAACACTAACAGGTGGAAACTTTAATATTGGAAATAATATTACTTACCTGGTACCGGAAGAACTAGGTGCAATTAACAAGCCGTTGGAACACGTAACAGGTACAAGAACGGCTACTGGTAATGCCACTTGTTATCTAACTCTAGAAGACACTGATACTACAAATGGTACTTCTAGACAGTTCTTTAACGATATGGTAGGAACTGGAGCAATGGGCAAGGTTGTGAACAAGTTTAAGGTAGTAATGGATATTGGAGGCTCTACTGCAGCAGCAGCAAGTACTGCAGATCCAGCTGTCAAAATTACATTCCCAACTGCACACATTGAAGTACCAACACACTCTGTAGAGGATGTGATTTCACTAGAAACGAATTTCACCGCACTTCCGACTGACTTCGGATCTGCTGATGAAATTACTAGTGTAATTTACTACCCACCTTCTGCATACTAATCCTAAAGGGGCTTCGGCCCCTTTTTTCTCTCACCCCCAAAAAATAATTCTTGACATTTATCGTGTTATTTAGTATAATTTAATTTTTAAACAAGGAATAATGTAATGCCCGAAGAAAAGAAACCCGTAGTATCATTAAAGAGTCTTATGACTCCAAGTAAAACAGTATCTATCGAATTCCCTCGCTTTAAGGGAGTAACTATAGATCTTTGTTATTTAGCCCGAGAAGAGCTAGTAAAACTTCGTAAGAGATGTATGAGTACGAAGTGGGATAAGAAAACTCATCAACCAATTGAACAAATGGATGATGATAAGTTTATAGTTGAGTACTGTAAAGCAGTTATAAAAGGATGGAAAGGTCTAAAATTTTCATACTTAGAAGAGCTTCTTTTGGTGGATGTTAGCGGCCTAGATCCAGATGATTGCTTGCCTTATACTCAAGATAACGCTGAACTGTTGATGAAAAATGCAACTGATTTCGATACTTGGGTTACAGAAACAGTAGGTGACTTAGAAAATTTTACTCGAAACAAGTAGTTGAATTACAAAAACTACTTGAACGTTATGTGCAAGAACAAGGTACGATGGATGTTGAAAAATATCTACGTATTTGTGAGCAATTAGGGCAAGTACCAGATCCTGCTAAAATGCCGCTCGAATCTTCCGCTTTTCCGGAAGAAGTTCAAGTGGCATTTTTTATGTTTGATCTTTTATCAGATAGATGGGATGGAATGTCAGGAACATATTTAGGGAAAGATTGGTCTACATGTTTACAGTTATTTGAAGTTTATGAAGTTGAGGATACTAAAAATACAATATTTTTTATGAAATTATACGAAGCAGTTTTAATGAAGCATCGTATGGAAGAACAAGAACGTAAACGTAAAGCAGCTGAACGAAAACAGCAGCAAGCGGGTAAAACATACGCCCATAATGTAAGAGGATAATGGCTAAAAAGAATCAAGTATTTATTGATGTAGTAGTAGATGATAAAGGTACTACTAAGCGTGTAGCTGTTAATGCAAAAAAGCTAGGTATTGAACTGGAGAACGCAGGTGTAGGAGCCGGAAAAGCAGCTAAAGGTACTGATGATTTATCCAAACGTAGTGATAATCTAAATAGAAATCTTAGAGGGACGGCTAAAATGTCGTCTAATGCTACTAAAAACTTTTCAAAAATGCAACAAGGAACAGGCGGTCTTGTAGGTGCGTATGCTACTCTTGCTGCTCAAGTATTTGCTGTATCTGCCGCTTTTCAATTTCTACAATCCGCATCAGAGTTAAGAAACCTAATCGCAGGACAAGAAGCTCTTGGTTCAATTACAGGTGTTGCGTATAAAACTATAACTAATGGTATTATTCAAGCAACAGATGCTCAGTTAAAATATGGAGAAGCAGCTAGAGCTGCTGCAATAGGTACCGCTGCAGGACTAACTTCAGGACAGTTAACAGATTTAAGTACTGCTGCTAAAAATGTGTCCTTCGCTCTAGGCAGAGACCTAACAGACTCATTCAATAGGTTGATACGAGGTGTTACAAAAGCCGAGCCAGAACTATTAGACGAATTAGGTATTATTCTAAGGCTAGAGCCCGCGACTCAGAAATATGCTCAAGCAATAGGTAAGACAGTAGGCGAGTTAAATGCATTTGAACGAACACAAGCAGTTGCAAATGAAGTTCTTGAGCAAACAACACGAAAGTTTGGTAAAATTGAAGCGATGATGGATCCAAATGCTGCTGCATTGTCTCAATTTGCTAAATCTTTTGATGAATTAATTAATAAGTTTAAAATTGGTTTAATTGACAATTTACGTCCTATTTTATTGTTTCTGAGCGAAAATACCAAAGCATTAGGAGCGGCACTAGCTTTAGTAGCCCTTCCAATAGTAAAAGCTATTATACCTAGCATGAAAGATTGGCAGAAATCTTCAAGAGATACCGCTAAGCTTAATAGAAGAATGTCAAACTCCTATAAAACTCAGTTACGAGAACAAGCAGATGAATTACAAAGTTTTATTAAAACCCAAGCAGACGCAGAAAAACAAGCAACCAGAATTGCTAAACAACGAGTAGAAGGAAAAGGAACCAAACCTACTGCAGGGCTTTCGTATTTGATGGGTGAAGGAGAAGCCGGTGCAGGGCGTCAGAGACAAGCAGCTAGAAAGATATTAGATAATGCTTTAGCGGATTTAGAGAACCATAGAGAAGTTCAACGAGGAGCTCTACAAGGATGGAATAAAAAAGAAGTACAGGATTTAGAAAAATCTTACAGAGCTAGAGATGCTATGACAAAGGCTCATTCAAAGAAAACAATATTTTCTTTCGAATTTATAAAACAAGGCTGGAAAGGAATGACTCTTTCAATGAAAGCTACTTGGGCATCGACAATGCAATTTATATCCACCACAGCAGCCGTTGCAGCCGGAGTTATTAGTATGGCATTTAATGCTATTGCTATAGGCGGCATGTTAGTAGTTTTATTTCAGGCTGCAAAAGCTATATACAGGCATTTTGTTCCTTTGTCGGACGAAATGAAAAAACAGCAAAAACATGTTGAAGAGTTAAAAAATAAATATGGAACTTTAACTGAGGAAATTCTTAGACTTCAAGATGTTATGAAGAATGCTTTTTTAGCTCCTGATTTTGCTCCTGCTATAGGTAATATGATGCAAAGTATTGATGTTAAAGGAGTTATTGATCAAATTAATTACGCATCTTCCCACCCAAGAGATTTGAAAAACGATAAGTCTATATACTCAGAAACGGTCAAAAATTTAGCAGCCACTGTTAAATTTTTAGCAGCCACTGATCCTATGTTTAAAACGCTACAAGACAATCTTGTTAAAAATAAAAGACTTACAGAGGACGAAACCAAAGCAATTATTCAAAGATCTAATGAATTGATTAATACTGCAAAAATTATCGAGAGCCTCCCAGAAAGATATAATGCAGCAGCAACAGCTTTGCGTAACTTATTAAAATCATCTGAAACTCAAACTCCCCTTTCAGCTTTTGTAAGTGCTCAAGACACTCTTGTTTCAGGATTAGAGGAACAAGGTAGAACAACTACAGAAAATACTGAAAAGTTAAGATTAGAGTATGAAGAACAGAAAAAGTTGATGATGTTGAATGCACACAGAGCTAAAGCAGAGCAGGATTTAAGGAAAAAGATGGGCGGCAAGCACGGGTTCGAAATAGCATTAAAACAATTACAAGATTCTCCCATTTATAAAGACCTAGGAAAACTAATGGGTGCAGAACAGTTAAATAGCTTAGTAGATAGGATGGAAACGAGCGGCGAGATATCAAGAGAGCTAAGAGTTGAAATAATGAAGCAGACAAAGATCTTAGTACGAGCAAAAAGATTAGAAGGCGAAATGTTAGTCACGCAAAATAAAAGAAAAGATGCAATAATAGAAGCCACAAAACTACAAAGTCAAGGATTAACAATAGATGGGAAGATTCTAAATTTAGAAACACAACGAGTAAAAGCTCAAGATAAAGTAGTACAAGCAGAATTAAATCATAAAGCCGCACTACATTCGTTAAATGAAACAGCTAGGGAAGGGGATAAAGACGCAATATTTGCAGCTAGTCAAAAAGTAATTATGTTTGAAAAAGAAGTAGAATTACAAAAACTTCTTAGAGACTTAGCACTTGAAAAAATAAATCTCACAGAGGAAGATTTACAAAAACAGAAAGAATTATTACAAGTTCTTAATGCGCAACAAAAAGCCCAACAATTAAGCAATCGTTTAAAAATAACCGAAGACCTAGTATCTAAATTAGGAGGAGGTACTCAAGCAACAGCAACTGAAAGTAGAAGATTAAGATTACAAAGGTTACAACAAGACGTTATAGCTGCGGCATTCGCTGGTCAACAAGCTGCAGAAGCTTACACCAAAGAGTACCGACGCAGAATTAAAGAACTAATGGAAACAGGAAATTATAAATTAAATGAGGCTAAAGCTCAAGCACGGGAAGAAACGGATGCAGACGAGGGCGTAGCTCTTGAGACGGCAAAAACCAATATTATGTCAGCAGGAGCAGCTCTTACTGCAGAAGAAAATATTGGACAGCAGTTGATTAGTAATAACCAAAAACGTTTAGAAGAATTACAGATCAGAGCTGACACTAATTATTTTAACCAAGAAGAAATAATATATAATGAAATGTTATTATCTATGGGCGAAAAAAGGCATCATCTTAGTGAAGCTGAACTATGGATAATTAAAGAACAAGCCAAAGAACAACATGCGTTAAATCAAATTATTGAGCTTAAGCAAGGATTAGCAAATAGTATTGCTAATAATATGGCATCCGCATTCCAGTCCATTGTTGACGGCTCTATGAGTGCAAAACAAGCCTTTGGACAAATGGCAATAGCAATTATTAGAGATCTTACTGCAATGATTATTAAAATGATGGTTATGAGAGCTCTTATGGCTGCTTTTGGAGGTAGTTTTGGAGGCCCTGCCCCTGCCTGGGGAGGCGGAGGAATGAGCCAAGCGCCTACGGTGGGTATTGGGGGTGCAATGCCTGCTAAAAGGGGAGGAATTTTTAAGCCTGTAACAAGCTATGCAACAGGAGGTATTGCACGGGGTCGTGAAGCAGGATACCCCGCAATTCTTCACGGCACAGAAGCAGTAGTTCCTTTACCTAATAATAAAAATATTCCTGTAGAGTTCTTAGGAGGGCAAGGAAGCCAACAAAATAATGTAACAGTAAATGTAAATGTTGATAACGCAGGAAATAGTGAGGAATCAGTTATAGGTTCAGCTTCAGGCGCAGAAAATTTAGGACGCCAGATTTCAGCAGCTGTACAGCAGGAATTACAAAATCAAAAACGATCTGGCGGTATTCTTAATCCTTATGGAGTAGCATAATGGCAATTGGATTCACAGCTACAAATGTAACCAATAGAAAAATTAGACCTGATAAAGGTTTCGCAAAAAGTTCTGAGCCGGCAGTTAGAAAAATTAAATTTGGCGATGGATATGAGCAGAGAGCAGTAGTAGGAATAAATAATATTGCTCAAACTTTTAAAGCAAATTTTTCTTCCCGAGATAAAACAGAAGCAGACGATATTATAGCTTTTTTTGACACAAAAGGAGGAGTTACTTCTTTTGACTTTACTCTGCCTGATACCAATTCTACCACTTCAGTAACAGCCGTAGTTGATTTAGGAGGAGAAAGTCCTAGTTCTACAACATCTTATACTTTAGATGCTGCAACTACAAATCTTGATATATCTCCTGGAGCTACAGTTACAGGGTCTGGTATTTCAGGAACAGTTAAAGTTTCATCAATAAGCGGTGTAAGCTTAGCTCTAGATACAGCTCAAACTATTGCAGATAATGTTACCTTGACTTTTACTAATCCTAACGAGAGAACAATCAAAGTAATATGTACTAAATGGGACTTAATGTATGCAAGTGGAGATTACTATACAATAAGTACTTCGTTTGAGAGAGTTTATGAGCCATGAGCAAAGAGTTATCAGTAGATCACGCAAAACAAGAGGTTTCAAGCGGCTTTGTAGAATTTTATGAGCTACAAATAGGAACAGGAAGTAACAATACATTATATTTTCACCCAGGTAAAAACGAAAATATTCAAGATATTACTTATGATGGAAATACTTATATTTCTATGCCTATTTTTCTATCAGGTGTTGAACTAACTTCATCTGGAGCTTTATCAAGGCCTACATTAACAATAGCAAACGTTGAATCCATAATTAAATCACAATCAAAGTTTAAAACTCAAATGGAAGACGGAACGTGGGGAGCAGTAGTTGATAGTAACCCAATTACCGCAACAGAATTTAAGTTAGACCATTTGATAGGAAGTAGACTAACACGACGAAGAACTCTTGAAAAGTATTTATCTAGTGATCCCACAGTAGAATTCCCCATAGAAACTTATATTATTGATAGGATTGAAAACAGGGACAGTTTATTAGTTACTTTAGAATTAGTCAGCCCTTATGACGTATCTGGAATAAGAATTCCAACCAGAGTAGTAATTGGAAAGTATTGTCCATGGCTATATCAAGGTGCCTCTACAGAAAATACCACAAGAAAGGGTGCTTGCTATTGGAAAATGCACAGTCAATATGTGAATACGGACGGTACAAGTAGTATTTATGTCACAGTTGATGATGAGCCTTTATTTAAAAAATCAGCAGTAGAAGGATTAGGCACTGGAGTATATTTTGGAAGTGGGATAGATACATCTAATGGACATGATTTAAATGATTTTGTAAAAGTAGGAGGACAATACTACCGTTCGAGAACAGCTAGTAATAGTAATCAAGATGTTACTAATACTGTATATTGGACTCTTTGTAGAGTATATACTGTTTGGAGTAATGACTCAGGAAGTACAAATTATACAGTAGATGCAAATGATACTAGAAAGAACTCTTATGTTTGGCATGGTAATACAGTCTGGAGAGCAGTAAAAGCGCACACCAAAACAGCAACATACACGCCTGAGCTAGGATCTTCCCACTGGGTACGAGCTGATATTTGTGGAAAATTATTAAAGTCCTGTAAAATGCGATATCAAGCTGAAAAAGCAAATACAAATACAGGAACAGATTTTATAACATCAGATGAACTCAATACTGATGCTAGTTTACCTTTTGGAGGTTTCCCAGGAAGCAGGAAGTTTAGATAGTGGATTTTATTGAAGAGATAAGAGAACATTTTGAAAAAGAATATCCTAGAGAGGGTTGCGGGGTTCTAACTGTAATTAAAGGTAAAAAAGAATGGATTCCTTGTAAAAACATAGCTGAAGATGACGAAGATTTTATATTTGATTCCGAGGAATATTTAAAATTAGCTAGAACTTCGGATATAGTAGGAATAGTTCATAGCCACCCAGATGCTTCGTCAGAACCTAGCGAAAGTGATATAAAATATTGTAATTCTGTAAGAATACCGTACTATATATTTAGTTATCCAGAAATGGATCTAACTGTAGTAGAGCCAGAACAGAATGTTACTAATGATTTATATGGACGAGAGTATGAATTTGGAGTTTCGGACTGTTTTGAAGCAATGAGAGACTACTTGTATGCGCAAGGAATAGATATACCTCCTCGCTCTATGTTTGAAGATAATTGGTATGATAAAGGTTTGGATTATTTTAATGATGATACTATTTCGGAATGGAATCTTTTTCCGGTTCCATTAGAGAAGCGTCAAATAAATGATCTTTTAATTTTCAAAGTACAATGTGATACGAATAATCATTGTGGAGTTTATATTGGAAATGAGTGTTTTTACCATCACGCGATCAATAGACTGTCTTGTAGAGAGAGTTTATATCCGTCATGGCACAAGTGGTTAGTAGGAGCTTATCGTTATGCTGCGTAATGTTTATTTAGAAGGAGAATTAGGCGAAAAATTTGGGCATAAAATGACTGTGGATGTTCCTACAGTTCAAGATGTTTTTCGCCTTCTCGATGCTAACGGTATGAAAATTAAAGAACATTTAGTAGAATCCGTTGAAAAAGAAATTGATTATCATATTGATATAGCTGGAGAAGAACTGGAATATAAAGAAGAATTATTACTTCCGCTAGAGAAAGGAGATATAACAATAACTCCTATTCCAAAAGGATCAAAAGGTGCATTTAAAGTAATAGCTGCTATAGTTATAATTGCCGTTGCTTGGCATTTCGGAGGCGCTCAGCTTATGGCAAATCTTGCGGCGGGTGCTCCTATTGGTGCAAGTGGTTGGGCTACTCTAGGGGCACTGATGGTAGGATCAACACTATTACAAATTGGTATTGCTGAAATGATGATGCCTGATCCAGCAACGGACAATGATCAAGAATCCTCTTATTTATTTAACGGAGCAGAACAAAATGTAATTGAAGGAGATCCTGTTCCTGTTCTTTACGGAAGATTAAAGGTTCCAGGACAGCCTATAAATTTTGAAGTAACCAATGCTTCTGCAAGTAGTGGAAGTGGTTACTATTTTTCAGCATCAGGAAGCTGGCAAGCAAGTTCAGGAGGCACGCCCGTAATCGTGACACACCAAAGATGAGTAGAGGATCAATAAAATCAATAGATAGACGCAGAACTGCGGACGAAAACAATATTGTAGATCAGGTATCTACAGGTGCAAGTTTTCAAGATGTCTCTATTACTGATATTATTTCCGAAGGAGAAATTGGAGGCCTAGTAAAAGGCGGTACCAGTATTTTTGTAAACGGCAGTCCTTTATTTAGTGAAGACGAAGTAGCAATTACTGGAGATCTTGATAATACCGTAACAGGTGCAACTAACTCTACTTCTGTAACAGCCAGTGCGAGTATAACAGATACAACCATTGATCCCACAGCAGGAAAGAGATTCTTAGTAGTTCATAATGCTATAGAAACAACTGTTGAACTCTCTAATTATCAACCTATATTAGAAAACGCGTACGGAGGGGACAGGGGTGTAACTTACACCATGACAGCTAGTAGTAATATATTTTTAGATGCTTACAGTCATGTTGCTGGCGGAATGGTTACTCAATCTTTTAATTTGGAAAAAGCCGCTCACGGAGATGTTGCTGCATTTTTAGATATTACAGAAGGTACTATTGACGGCTTTATACAGCAAACTGGTACTAGCCCTTCTGCGACAGCTACTTTCAAACGTGGCGCATATAGAAAGTCTCAAATAACATATGATGATGAGACTGGGACAGGAAATTCACATAAATTAGTTCTTGATCTTTATCTAGATATTTCTGCCATAAGTGGTACTACTATCACCTTGGCTTCTGCCCCTCCTGTTGCATTTAGCAATAAAAACTTCACAATAACTGCTTTAGTACAGAAAACTAATAGTGGTACTGGTAGTAATAAAATTGATGGGTCTTCTTATCAATTTCGATCAGGTACTTTTAATCAAGAGCCTATGTCTTATATTAATGGACAAGGATCTGCAAGTATTCCTCTCACAAAACCCACAGGAGAATTAGAGCGAGGTGTTGCAAAAGAGATCACAACCTCCGGTATTACTGGAGCACAGGCATCAGAAATTGATAAAGTTAAATTTATAATTACTTATCCGGGTGGCTTATACCAATATCATTCTAGTGAAGGAGGAGATCGTCATACTGGAGTCGGATATCGTTTTGAATTAGGAATTAAACGAGGGACAGGAAGTTTTGTATATGAACGACTAGGTGGCAATACTCCAGCAGGCAGTTTTCACAGAACTTCAACATCCGCTGATGTGGGTGAAGATATTATGGCTCATGGTGCTCTTAATAAGTCTGCAGTTAGTTTTGAGTATATGATTGATTTAGCCCCGTATCAACCTTTTACAGATTTTGCTATTAAAATTACTAGATTAACAAACCATGGTAAAGGATCTTATCCAGATCCACACTGGTGGAATGACCCCAAAGAACAAAGATTAAAAAAAGCAAAAAGTCACTGGGATGGAGTTCTTACTGCACAAGTTAGTTCTGCAACTGGTATTATTGAAGAGAAATTAAGTTACCCTCTTACTTCTATGGCTAATGTACGGTTCAGTTCTAGAGCATTTCAAAATATTCCTCAAAGAATTTATGATGTTAGAGGCTTGAAAATTTTAGTTCCTTCTAATTATGTTACTCGTGAAGAAAATATTACTGAAAGTACTTATCCGGAACAAGTCGCATTATATAAACGAAATACTTCTACTGGAGCTATAGAAGCTACAGAGCAGCCTTGGGATGGTTCATTTAGGTCTGAAAAAGTTTATACAAATAATCCAGCATGGGTTTTTTACGATATACTGATTAATGATCGATATGGATTAGGAGAATGGTTAAAAACTTCTGATATTGATAAATATTCTCTATATAAAATTGGGAGATATTGTGATGAGCTAGTAAGTGATGGTAAAGGAAGTAAGGAACCCCGTTTTACCGCAAATCTATATTTACAAAAAGCTACTGATGCATATAAAGTTCTTAAAGATATGGCTACTATCTTTAGAGGAATGCTTTACTGGTTTAATGGACAAGTAACACCTGTTATAGACGAGAAAAAGTATCCTGTATATAACTTTTCTAAAGCGAATGTTAAAGATGGACAATTTGCGTACGAAGGAACAGGAAGTAAAACACGAGCTAATCAATATATAGTAAGTTGGAATAATCCAGAGGCAAATTATAAACTGGAACCTATTATTGTTGAAGATAGACAAAATATTATTGATACAGGACGTTTAATAACAGAAAAAGCTGTTGCTTTTGGTTGTACATCAGAAGGGCAAGCAATACGTTATGGACGTTGGAAATTATGGACAGGAGTAAATCAAACAGAAGTAATTGGATTTGAAACGGCAGTTAATGCTGCTTTTTTACTTCCGGGAGATATTATTAATGTTCAGGATGCGAATGATTTTGACATTCCTTTTAGTGGTCGACTAAATTCTTATTCTGAAAGTGGATCTTATACACTAACTCTTGATAGAGATATAGATGAACATCTGCGAACTTCCGGATACACGTATAAAGTAGTTCTAATTATACCTAAAAAAGCTGCTATTTTAAATCAAGAGAGTGCAACTATTGGCGGAAGCTCTTATTCTAGAGGTGATATTGTTACTCAGGCACGTCTTACACACGGAGGAAGTCAAGCAAATATAGTAGTATCAAGTGATGCAACCACAAATTTGAATATAAATAATGCTTTGGATGATTCTAATGAATTTATTTCTCTCACGCTACGAACATCCACAATTACACAAGAACGAGATTTAACAGGGTCAACTACTGTTAATAGTGTTGCTTATACTATTCCTTCCTCTGCTTCTGATGGACGAACAACTATTCAAATAACTGCGGCATTAGATGAAGATGCTACTGCGGATTTAACAGAAGCAATTTGGGCAATAAAACAAACAGATACATCGGCTCAAAAACTAACTGCGAGTTCCCCGAAACAATATAAAATTGTGGAAATTGTTGCTACTGAGGATAATAATTATAAAATTGGGGCAGTTGAGCATTATAATGAAAAATTTGATGATATTGAAGGGGATTTTAATACAGCAGTTGATGATCCTGTATTTCCACCAGAGCCTAATACAGAGCCTCCAGCTCCTTTAGCTGTACATATCTTAAGAACACCAAGATTCAACCGTCCCGGAGAAGAAGTCACTGTACAATGGGAAGCTCCAGTATATGATTATATAAAAGGGTTTGAAGTTACTCATAATTTAAATGCAGACTTAGAAAAAGAAGTTTTCTTCGCAGGAAGACAGCAATTAAATAAACGGTTTTTAGATTTACCTGATGGTAATTATGACGTTGAAGTAAGAACAATTAGTACCTATGAAAAACGTTCAAAACCAACTATTGCTTCAGTCGGTATTCAGGATATTTTTTCTGGAGACCGTGTATGGGGTGGTATTCGTAAAGGAGGAATTTGTACCACAACCTTAGACATAAACGGTAGTAGTGTATTCTTTACTAAACCTTCGTATACAATCGGACCAAATATATCAGAAGTATCAGAAGATGACCTATTTGTATATGCAACTAACAATAGTAGTAATGCTGCATCTAAAAGTATAAATATTGCTGAGCTTAGTCAAGGAGATTGGGCAGGATTAAAAATTGCTGAAGGCGCATGGTCTGGAACTCCTTTTGCTTATATTTTTTATGATTTTTCTAATACATCTCATGCTTCTAATGACCCACTTAGACTGCTATCCTGGAAGAATGATACAAGCTTTCAGTATCCGTTATTTTATTGGTATGATGCAGATAAATATGCAGCAAACACGGCAAGTATATGGACAGCAATAAGCGGAACAGTCGCTGTAGAAGAAAACAGTAATAAAGTAATAGGTACTAATACTAGTTTTACAGATTTAAATTTTCAAAATATAATAAAATTAAGCGCTACTCAAGGTGCGCGTATTTCTCATATTGAAAGTGATACTGTGTTGTATTTGGACAGAAAAATTACAGCAGCTATATCCTCAGGCACAACAGCGTACGTAGATGAATTAGGTATCGACTATCAAAAGGACTTTGTAATAGCAACCGTATACTACAATAGTAGTACTAGTAGTTATACTATGAGGCCTTTACTTACTCATATGCCTAACTTGGCGGACCAAACTCGAGGAGTTGTGGTAACTTCTAATGTTCCTATATTAAATTACGATGCTGATAATAGTTTAAGTGCTGACATGACTTGGGATGAGCTATCCCTTGATATACAAGCCATAAACTTTTCGAATCCAGAAATAAGAGTAACTGGAGCAGGTTTCACACAAACGAATGTTAATGCAGAAACTACTTATACTGCGGCTACTTCTAGAACCGTAGAAGTTCATACAGTTGCGCATGATGCTTCCCCCGCTGTTACCTACGCCGGAGGTGCATTAGAGTTTAGTATTGAAGTTCGGGAAAAGGACTATACTTCTTTAACTAAAACTGTTGTATATACTATTTCAAAAAGTAAGGATGCAGCCACAGCTACGGGTACAAAGAATGCTGCAGGATATTTATATTATAATACTCAAAGTGCAACAAACCCAGGATCTGCAGGTGCAGGCGGTAATACCTTAGCAAATGATTACTGGGATGGAACCTCTTATGTTTGGTCATCAGGATCTTTTACCGGATCAAAGAT